ATTCCTAGATCGTACTGTAGTCCAGACAAGATGGGTCGATCCAGTTGCACAATCTTTTGAAGTTCCAGAAGAAACCGGAATGTTTGTTACAAAATGTGATTTGTTCTTCCAAAGTAAAGATACTAATAATTTGCCAATTACCATGCAAATTAGAACAATGAAAACTGGTTTGCCCACTCAAACAATTGTTCCTTTTGGTGAAGTTACTTTAGATCCGAGACAAATTAACATATCTGAAGATGGCAAAACTCCCACAACATTCACTTTCCCATCTCCGGTCTATCTTGAGAGTGGAAATGATTATTGTATAGCTCTACTTTCTGTATCAAATGAATATAATGTTTGGATATCCAGAATGGGTGAAGAAGATGTAACAACCCTGAATTTACCAGAGTCCCAAAAAATAGTTGTGGCGCAACAACCCTTATTAGGATCGTTGTTTAAATCTCAGAATGGAGCTACATGGGATGCCAGTCAACTAGAAGACTTGAAAATGACTCTTTATAGAGCAAAATTTGTTACCGGATCTTCTACGGTTAGATTCCATAATCCAAAACTGGACACAGGTAACAATCAAGTTGTAACTTTGAGACCCAACCCATTAGATTGTATTTCTAAGTCTACTTTGATTGGATTAGGAAAGAGCTTAACTTCAACTGAAGTTGATGGACTAACACCGGGAACTCCAATATTGCAAAGTAATAATGAACTCTTTAGTTCCAATTTAAAGAGTATAGTTGGATCTGTGGGAATAGGAAGTACTTTAGTAATAACTTCTTCAGGAATTGGATTTACATCTACATTTAAAACTTACTCCAATGTAAACTTGGTTTCTATAACTGGATATGGTTTTGGAGCTAAGGTAAATCTAAGTGTTCAGAACGGAGTTGCTATCGCAGCTACAGTTTCAATTGGGGGAACTGGATATGCTTATGGGGATTCGTTAGAAGTTAATTATTCGGAAACAGACGGACTTGGCAATAATTTAATTCTTACTATTCCAAATAATGTTGGTATAATTTCATCATTCAACTCTTTATTGGTAGATAGAGTACAGGGAACTTTAAATAAAAATACTGTGGACAGTTTATATTATGTTGGTTCTTCTGGAACTTCACTTCTTTCTAGTGCGACTGTAAATACTATAACTGATTTGACTGATGGATTGCACTTCAAAGTCAGCCACAATAATCACGGAATGTATTCGATTGCCGATAGAGTTATACTTTCTGGAATTCAACCCGATCAAAAACCAGAAACATTAACATCTTCATATAATTCAACATCTACCGATAGTATTGCAGTAAGTTCTGTTGGAATATTTACTAGTTTTGAAAATGTTCCGGTTTCTTCTGTAAATCCTGGATATATTTTAATAGATTATGAAATCATTGAATATACTGGAATTGTCACATCTACCAAAAATTTAATTGGAATAACAAGAAATATTGATAATACAGTTTCTGGATCTTATGACATCGATTCGTCAATCTTCAAATATGAATTAAATGGAGTGTCATTGAGAAGAATAAATAAAACTCATAATCTGTCTGACACCAATTTAGTTACTTATCCAACGGATCTAGATTATTATTATGTTAAAGTTGGAATGAGTAGTAGAGGTATTGATAGAACTCCAGATAATGTTCTTGGATATCCTGCTCTATATTTCAAAGATGATAAATCTTGTGGGTCATATGATACAGTTCAGGCTTTAGGATCACCTAAAGTCCCCAAAGCGACACAAAATATACCATTCAATATAATTAGACCGAATATTCAAACATTATTACCTCAACAAACATCAATATCAGCAAAGGCAAGAACTTTCAGTGGTTCTAGCCCAGATGGGGATTTAGTACCATTTTTGGATCAAGGATTTGTTGATGTACCATTGAACTCGAATACCGAATTTAGTTCACCCAGAATCATTTGTTCTCAAATCAATGAGGAAACTTATTTGTCAAGTTTCCCTGGTAAAAAGTCATTTACCATGGAACTAACAATGTCATCTCAGAATGATTATGTTTCTCCAATGATCGACCTGGATAGGGTAAGTTTGATCACTGTTTCTAACAGAATAAACTCTAAAGTTACGGATTATGCTAATGATGCGAGAGTGAACTCTCTGACTGATGATCCAACGGCAGCAGTTTATTTGAGTAGTCCTGTTTTATTGGATAAGTCAGCTGATACTTTGAAAGTATTTTTTGAGGCTTTCCGACATTCAACTAATGATATTAGATTGTGTTATAGAATCTTTAGGTCCGATTCTCCTTCAGAATCTCAACTTTGGCAATTATTCCCAGGATATGACAATCTGGATGCAAATTTACAAGTGATTGATTCTTCTAAGAATAATGGAAGACCCGATAAAAATGTCTTAAGTTCTAAATTTGAAAATAATTTCAATTCTTATGAATTTACTGCTTCTAATTTACCACAGTTTAATGGATTCCAAATTAAAATTCTAATGTCCGGAACTAATTCAGCATTTACTCCAAAAATTAGAGACTTTAGAGCTATTGCAACCATCTAAAATTATGTTAATACCCGTAGAAGGAAACATTGGATTATTTCGAGATGAAAATTCTGGTGCTATATTAAATTGTTCTAATTCCGATTATGAAAAATATTTGCAATTAAAAAATCAAAAAATAAAAGAAATTGATAATCTAAATCAACTTAAAAGTAGAGTTGATGAAATAGACCAGTTAAAATCTGATATGAATGAAATGAAAGATATGATGAAATTAATTTTGTCTAAATTAGACTCTTAATCATAAATACTTAAAAACGGATACTAATAATGGCGGCAAGAAATGTAAACTTAATTCTTGAACAAGGGGTTGATTTTCAAGCCACCTTTACTATCAGGAACACTAATAATGCACCATTAAATTTGACCGGATATACCGGAATCTCATCAATCAGAAAACATCCTACATCTTCTACCGCATACCCTTTAACACTTTCTTTTACCGATAGATTAAATGGGAAAATTGCAGTTTCTATGGGATATACTGCAACAGATGCAATTGAAGGTGGTCGTTATGTTTATGATGTTATTCTTATTTCACCTAATTCTTACAGAACCCGAGCTGTTCAGGGAAACGTTCTGGTAACTCCAGGAGTATCATAATGACCGATTACTTAGTAACTTTAAATGAACCAGGACCCTATAGAATTGGCGTTGACTATGAAATTCCAACTAAATCTATTCAATATGGGAATATTATTCTCGATAGTATAAACTCAGAATTTAATGGAATTGTCCAGACTTTTAGTTTATTTTCAAATGGAAATCCATATGTTCCTATTAATGATCAACAATTAATTGTTGTTAAAAATAATCTTATGATGAAACCAATTGAGGACTATACTATATCTACAAATAATATAACTTTTAGTACATCTCCAAACTCCGGAGATGATGTTTTTATTATAGCTCTTGCATCAACAGCGGATTTGACTAGAACTATTAACTATGTGGTAGATAGTGGATCTATAGATATGTTGCCTGGAAATAAGGGGTCTATTACTTTGGATGTAAGTGGGGTCATAGAATCATTAGTTATTTTATCGGATCAACAGGGTGATTTAACTTTAGACATAAAAAAATCAAATTATTTAACATTCCCAACTTTTACTTCAATAGTTGGTGGGGCTTATCCACAAATAAATAATCAAATAAAAGTTCGTGACGATGATTTAACTAATTGGACAAAAAGTATAGTAGCGGGAGATATTTTGTCATTTGATGTTATTGCGGTCAATAATATCAATAGATTTTTGATCTCATTAAAATTAAAATTATAAATAGTGATATCAAGAAACATTATAGTTTGTACGGAGTTTTTAAATGGCACTATTAGTTCCAAACATTGGAGAACTTGAATCCCTTCGATATTTGATTGCTCAAAATAATTTTACAGCAGATTTAGCTGACCAATCTCCGAGAAATTTAGTTCTAAAACTTTTTACAAGTAACACTGTTCCTGCAGAATCTGATGTTCCGTCACAAACCGATTATTATGAACCTTACACTACTTCTGGAGCGGTTGGATATGGGTCAACTCCGGTTACTGGATATCCGTATTGTGTAAATAATAGATCAGATCAAGATTATACTTCGCAAACTGGAATTCTATTAAATGGCTCTCGTTGGAGGATAAATCAAGTAGGTTCAGGTACAACTGCTACATATCCAGAACAAACTTTTAGTTTTACCTCAGAGGCTGGTGATGTTTATGGATATTATGTGACTCGTGCAAATAATATGCCGGTCACAGTCCAAGGTGTAAATCACTATGCTTCAGTTGGTATTGGAACTACAGTTACTAAAGGAAGTAATACAGATCCAGTTATTGGAGTTGTTGGAAATTTCTATTTAACAATTGACCAAGATCTAAGTGTAGATGATATTACTTTGGGTATGGTTGTTGCTGGAAATGCTGGAATTCAAACCGGAACCGTAGTTGTAGGTATTGATAGGTCATTAAATGTTGTTTATTTGGATAAAGCATTGATTGAGAATATTCAAGTAGCAACAGATCCCAGCGTAGATTTTAATTACGGAAAAATTACAGCAATAGGACATCAACTAATTCCGGGAGATATTTTATACATTTCTGCTGGAACTGGAAATACAACATTAACATCAGGAACTTATACTGTATTTGATGTTCCTAATGCAGATGAATTTTACACAACACCGGCTCTAAATCCAACTCTTAACAGTCCAATTGGATTGGGTAGCGCAACTCTTTATAATTCGATTATGTACGCAGAAAGGTTTACTAATGGACCATATACTATAAGTAATCCCGGTGATCAAATTAAAATTACCTTAAATGTTGCTCTTGATTGACACATTAGAAGATAATTTAAATATTAATAATTTCTGTGGAGGATCCTTTTTTTATGGCATCCTCCTATTTTTTTTCTAAAAAAGTTGTTACAGATCAGTATCAATGAATTATTCATTTGAAAGTACTATAGGCTCGTTAAGACTTGGTGTTATTACAGGAATAAACACCAATACTTTTGCGTCAAAAACTGTCACTTTTAACATTAATGAAGAAATAATAACTTTTGGTAGAGAAATACTTGTAGGTCGATCCAAATCCGTAGACGTTTTTGTTCCTTCTTACATAGGTACTCCCGCCCTATTCGGGGTTTCTGGCGAAACTAAGTACAGATTATTATCAAACTACAGTGGAAGTGGAAGTATATTTGTAGATATTTTTTCGAGAAACTATGATTTTAAATATAAGGGCCGTGGATCATTAAATCTTAATGATGATAAAAAATTAACAAATACTCAAGGATTTAGAGCTCCATATAAAGCATCTGGTACATTTACTATTTCTGGAATAGGTGGATATAATTTTCAAATATCTCAATATATTTCTATTGGATCACTGAGTCTTTATGGGGATTCTTTAAATAGAAAAATTTCAGTTTATGGTTATTATGGTGACTCTGGAGAATTTGCAACTTCTGGATCAATTGCAATTTCTCAACAAACAAGTTTAACCAGAGAAAAATTAAGCAAGTCTTATTCTGGTTCTGGTGAAATATTATCTACATCAGTAAGTGATCTTAAGAAATCTTATGCGTATGGTGGTAATGGAAATATTTCTATATCCGGAACAACTTCAGAATCTACTTCGATAAATTCTCCAAATAATGTACAGTTATTTACTTTCTCTAATTCTTCTCAGAATAGTTTTAGTAAACCGATTATAACAGATACACCAATTTATAGTATTTCCGGATATTCTTCATCCAAAGTTGTATATTCAAATATTAGTAGTGTCCAAATTTCAATAAATGGATCATCCACAAATAATCAATTTATACTATCACCCACAACTTCTACCGCTTTATTCAGATTTACAAGATATGATGTAGATAATACATATGATACTTGCGATAGTGAAGACATTAAATGCGACAATCAAGATTCGGCTACATCTAAAGTCAGTTTTAGTCCTTCACAAGGATTTGGATTATTTGCATTTGATGGCGCATCTAACACTCAAATTAACTCAACATATTCTTATAACGCATTAAGTACATATCAATTATCTGGATCTTATAGTGGATTTAAATTTAGTTACTCCGATATCGGAAGTGGATCACTATATGCTTTATCATCTTATAATGCAGTTGATACTAAAAATTATACTGGACAGATTGCTACATTAAATATTCTAGGTTCATCACAATCATCTGTTACAAGATCATCACCTTCTTCTGGTCATTTATATACTATATTTGGTAATAGTCTTGCAAAAATAGAATCTGAATACTTCATTGATTCGAGTGGATTAATTAATTTTGGAGGTTTTGGATCCACCAGAAAACTATCAGTCTATTCCAAGGTTGGTTTAGTAGATTTTAATTTATATGGAGAATTGAATTATCCCGATGTCAGATTTGTACCATCTACTGTAACTGGGGGGTCTATTAATATTTCTGGATACTCTGAAGAATCAATTACTAAATTATATGTTAATACTTTTAATACGTTATTTAATATTTGTTTTGGATTTGAATCATTCTCAAAATCTTCCTATGTTGGAATTGGATCGATATATGTTCAAGAAATAAATGCTCTCACTATCAATAATCCATATCAGATACCAAGAACATATGTTTCTATTATTTAATTAATAAATACCTCTATAAGACTAGGGGTATTTTTTATGGCGCAGCCATCTAGTAGAGTGGAGTTGAAAGAATACTGTCTGAAACAATTAGGCAAACCAGTTCTAGAGATAAACGTAGATGACGATCAAATTGATAATCTAATTGATGACGCAATTCAGTATTATCATGAACGTCATTACGATGGAATTGATAGGGTATTCTTAAAACATAAACTCACTCCTGCAACTAAAGGAACTCTTTCTCAATCTGGTCCTGTAGGGACTTCAACAACATCTGGTGCGATTGTTGGAGCTGGACTCACTTCACTCACTTATGTTGAAGGAGTAAACTATTTACCTCTTCCAGATTCGATCATCGGCGTTAATAATATTCTTAAAATAAATTCGAGTACGGTTTCAGACGGTTTATT